ATAGCTTAGTCTAAAAATTATCAAGATACATAGCTAATGGAAGCTTGGATTCCTAAGTACGATATGGAAACATTAGATTTAGGATACAATAACCATTATTTAATATCTAATGAAGCTCATTTCCCTTATAATCGTCCTGGAAAAACATTTACTAAATTTGAATAGAATATACTTAATAAATACGGCGATAGAAATATTAAACTTAGAGATGAAACTTTACCTAATTTATCTAGAGATTAGAAAATAGAAGCCGAGAGATTAGTTAAAAAAGGAAAAAATGCTAATAACGGAAGTGCTGCTAGAGAAGTTAATCAAGAAGTTTCTAATTTTTTATCTAATAATGGTAAAAAAGTTATAAAATATAACAATCAAGTAGAAGGAGGTGGAGGGACTTCTTATATAGTAACTGATCCATCCGTATTTTATAATCCTTAGAAATATAATTGGCAACAAATTATAAATAGAACTAAATATCCAATTATGTATGAATTTAATCAATAAAATAAAAAGTATTTTTAAAAAAATAGAAAATACTAATGATAATTTTTATGAAAAAGAATTAGAATCTTTAGTAAAAAATTGGTCTGGAATTAATGAATGGAAAAATAAATTAGAGTATTTAATTACATTTCAAAAATTTATAGATTATAATAAAGAATATTGTTTTGATTATAATTATATGCCCTATATACATAAAAATTTAAAAGATTTATTAAAATTTTATAACAAAACAGTTACTATAAAAGAATTTACTAAATATATTAGAGGAGAAATATCTTTTGATAATATAAGAGATTATTTTACTGAATTATCTGAGGACGGAGTTAATGACTTAGAAATAGAAAGAATTCAAAATGATAGGTATTATCCTGGAATGACTATATATATATTTCAAAATAATACTGTCGTGAAACCGAAAAAGGGTTTACAGTAGGTATAAGAATAAGAATCAGAAACCCTGAACCTTCTAATAATGTACCTTTATAATGTTAATAAGATGTGAAATTAGTAGGTGACAGACCATTGGGTAATTCCATAGGAGCGCTGTTAATCTTATTCTATCCTTTTACTAATCACTAGGGAGAAATAAAGTAGGATTACAGGTTTAGTATTGTACCTTAACAAAACAATACAATTGGGTTCGTGACCGGAGATGGCAACGGGGAGCACTGTAAATGCTTTGTATCGCACACGGGGAGTTCGAGTCTCTCAGAACCCACTATTATAACTGTTATAGATAATAGGATACAGGCAAATATAATTGGTAGATTGGCAGAGTGCACTATTGCATCGCTCTTGAAAAGCGACGAACAGTAACACGTTCCGTAGGTTGGAATCCTACATCTACCTCTATCGGAGAGAGCAACCTGCAAGGAGTAGGGGTAGTCTGCTAAACTTCACGTTCGGATTATCCGAATAGTGATCGTAACCCTGCCTCTCCGCTAATTTAAGGATAGATAATACATATTGAATAACTGCCTCTGTAGTTCAACGGATAGAACCTGGGATTTCTAACCCCATAATCCGCGTTCGATTCGCGGTGGAGGTACTTCTCTCTAATTGACAAAGTGGAGCTGTGGCACAACTGATTGAGACGCACCACACTTAGGATGTGGAAACCGAAAGGTTTGTAAAGGTTCGACTCCTTTCAGCTCTACGAAATCATGGTATGTGAAATCCGGATCATATTTGAATCCGTCAGTAGACTACGAAGATTTTAAGCTCTGAGGAGAGTATAAAGAGGTGAATTCCTAGTCCTCTTAATTGCGGAAATAGCTCAGTTGATAGAGCACTAGCCTTCCAAGCTGGGGGTCGCGGGTTTGAGCCCCGTTTTCCGCTCCAATTTAGCCTACTTAGCTCAGAGGAAGAGCACGAAGCTGTTAACTTCGGGGTCGGGATATCGTAATTCTCAGTAGGCGCTTTATGGTGTTGTTCGTCTAAAGATAAGACAAAGGTTTGTGGCACCTTTTATAAGTGTTCGATTCACTTATGACACCCAAATAGATAATTTTAAAAAATTTAATGTTAAATGCTGTATGTTATATTTTATTAAATCTTAGAATTTTTTAAAAATCGGATATACTCAAAATAAAAATACTTTTAATTCAAGAATAAAAACTTATAGAACTCATAATCCAGAATTTGAAGTATTAGATGTAACTATAGATGGAACTAATGATGATGAAATTAAGTTACATAAATTATTATCTAAATACTCTTATTATACAGAATGGTTCCATGACTGTCCAGAAGTTAGAAAAGTTTGGAAAAAATATACTAAAGATATGAAAAGATTTGATCCCGAAAAAGAGGAAAAAGAATCTATAAAAAAACTTCAAAATACTTCTGTCGTTACTGATAAAATGAAAAGAATATAGGATGATGTTGATAAAATTTTTAGTAATGGATGTATAATGACAGGAGAGGAAATAAAAAATACTCTTAAAGATATATATTCTTATTATGGAGCTAAATCTACTTATGTTGAAATTAAAAATTTAAAGAAGTTTGGATACTCTCTTACTAGATTTTTAGACGAAAACCAATTTAAATATAAAATAACTAAAATTTAACGTTGATATATATCAAACGTACAAATAGCCTATTTGAGTTATAAATTTTAATAATATATTTAATTAACTAAAAAATTTAAAACTATAAAAAGATAATTAATTATAAACTTTAAATTTGTAATAAAATTATGGCTAAATTAGTAAAAAAATTTTGTAAAAACATTACTAAAGGTTACTTTGAAGGATTAACTAGATTATACGAACCTTGTATTAAGAATGGTATATATCCTTTTATGTAATCAGATTATTAATTTAAATTAGATAATTATGGAAAAGAATTATTGGAAAGAGTGTTGTTTACTTTTAATTGGAATTATTTTGGGATGTTTGTATCAAAAACATTTTGAAGTATCTTCTATTAAAGAAGTGACAACTATTGAGAGAGACACTATTATTAAGCATGACACAGTATATACTAAATTTATTGCTCCACCATTAAATAAGCATAGTGTTTTGGCAGAATTGAAAAAACAAAATGTACCTCATGCTCATATAGTTTTAGCTCAATCAATACATGAAACTGGAAATTATAAATCAAAACTTTGTAAAACACATAACAATATTTTCGGAATGAAAAAAGGTAATCAATACAAAAAATATAATGATTATATAGAATGTATTGAAGATTACAAAAAACGAATTTCTAGTAGATATAAAAAAGGTGAGGATTATTATCAATTTCTTTCTAGAATTGGATATGCATCTGATCCAGAATATAATGAAAAACTTAAAAGAATAATTCAAAAAGTATGAAAAAGTTAGTATTTATTTTTGGAATGATTACTGTATTAACTATGTCTTGTACTAATAATAATTCTGCAAATCTTCCTTTAGCAGATAATGCAGATTCTATTGTAGTTGATACATTAGTAGACTCTACTTTAGTTGATACTGTTAATATTGACTAATTAATTAGAGGATTATTCCTCTAGTTTACCCTGCTAGTTCAACGGATAGAATAAGTGATTACGGATCATTTGATGAGCGTTCGAATCGTTCGTGGGGTACTATTTTAACTAAAAACAAAAATAATATGACTTACGAAGAAATCAAAGATATATGTAGAAAAGGAAAGACAGCCATAATACCACATTGGAACGGATATCTAAAGTGGAATTATGGCTTAAATTAGTTATAGTTTGTTAATAACAATTATGTTATGTCACAAGATGAATTAGAAGGAAATTATGGAATTTCCAACAGAACTGATTTATATTATATTATATGATATGGTTTGTAATAGTAATGATTATATATGCAATAATTGTATATACTCATCCTTGGTTTGATTTTTATACAGATTATAGAGGAGTAAAACATTTAGTTTTATGGTATACTAATTATAAAGCAGAACGTGTATTTATTAATCTTATTGGAAATATAGATAAATGATATATTGGAATTATAAAAATTGGATTCATATTAGTATTAGAAATCCATTTAAAACAATGAATGAACTGAAGAAAGTGTTCATTCCTTTAAATAGAATGTTTCAATATGGAACAAATGTATATTATCCTTTTATTTATTGTCCAACTCCAGCTAAAATATTAATTCGTTGTTGTGATTTAATGTGGAAGGATAAGGATGATACTCCAAGATATGAAGGTCCTCCTTATATATGGATTTATTTATTTGGATTTAATTTAATATGGTGGTGGGAAATTAAGAAAAATTTACTTGAAACTGAAAATTATTGGGAACAAGCTCTTTGGTATTTATATTATTATAATACATATTCACAAGGACTTTTAGATAAACCTGATATTAATAAAGCCAGAGAATCTTGGCCTTGGCAAAATTACGAAACAAAAGAATCAAGTTGGAACGATAAATTTATTATAAAATGAAATATGTTAAAGTAGAATGGCCAGAAATTCAGGACTATATGAATAATCCTGATTATCCTGAAGAGTGTTATTTTGATCCTGAGAAAAATACTTGGTTTATTCCAGATTGGTGGGAAACTGAAAAAGAATTAGAGGATGATTTAGTGGGAGATTTAAAAGATGCAATAGGATGAATTATAGAATAGTAGAAGAAGCTTCGGAAGCTGTAATGTGTTTTACTTCGGATTTAAAGGAAGCTATAGAAGAGGCTAAATCTAAAGTTGGAAAATATTTAGTTTTAGACGAAAATGATAGTATATTATTTGATTCACAGCCTGGAATAAGTTATAAAATATGATTAAAATTTAATTATTAAAAAAGTATAAATAATACTATGAAAAATGAAGAAGAAATTTGGAAGGATATTAAAGGATATGAGGGATTGTATCAAGTTAGTAACTTAGGAAGAGTAAAAAGTTTAGATAAGTATGTTAATTGCAAAAATAATCATAAAAGATTAATTCCTGGAAAAATTTTAGTTCCAGAATTAGAAGGAAAAAATTATAAAATTGAAGGATATGGTTATTATCATGTAATGTTATATAAAGAAAGAAAAGGCTCTTCAAAAAATATACATAGACTTGTAGCAGAAACTTTTATTATAAATCCGGATCCTGAAAATTTTAAAGAAATTAATCATATTGACGAAAATAAACTGAATAATAGAGCTGACAATCTAGAATGGTGTAATAGAAAAATAAATAATCATCATAGTAAAGTAACAGAAAGACTAAATGAATCTAAAAAGAGAGCTGTTGATCAATACGATATGGATTGGAATTTTATACAAACAGTATCTGGAGTTAGAGAAGCAGCTAAACTTGTTGGAGCAAAATCTCATTCTAATATAATTAGATGTTGTAACAGAGAACAAAAATATTGTAAAGGATTTAAATGGAAATGGCATGAAGATTAATTACCAGATATATGTAGATGGTTCTTGTAGAGCTAATGGAAATGGAGGAATTGGAGTAGTATGGATAAAGAATAGAAAGAAAGTGTTTGAATATTCTAAATCTTTTAAAAATACTACTAATAACCAAATGGAATTAATAGCTATTTTATATGCTTTAACGTCTATTAAATCTCCTATTGATTCTTTAGAAATAGTAACTGATTCTGAATATTGTATCGGAGTAATTACCAATTCTAATTGGAAACCTAAAAAGAATATAAAGTTAATCAATATAGTTAAAAAAGCAGTATCAACTAAACAACAACTAGTTAAAGAACCTATTAGATGGACTCATGTAAAAGGACATCAAAAAGTTTGTGATACTAATGCTGCTTATAATAATTTATGTGATAAATTAGCAACTGAAGCTTCAAATATAATATTATGAATAAAGAACAACTTAAAAAAGGAGATTATATTCAATCTGATTTTAGAAAATTTGCTTATGTAGATAAAATTCTTCCAACTAAAATAAGAGTTTGGATTGATGGACAAAAAGATTATATTCTTGATGAACAATTATCACATTGGTCTTATGCTAATCCAATTAAAGATAATCGTATAGTAGATTCTAAAACATTTGCTGTAAGATTCAAACAATTCTTAGATTGGATTCCTAAAGAATTTTATATGTCTGGTCCTCATATTTTAGAGGAATATGAATATATGCAAATTGTAGCAGATAGTTTACTTAAATATCAAATTCAAACAGCAACTGACGAATCTGAAATTGATTATCTAAAAAGACTTGATTTATTATGATTACAGATAGTGAAATTATCAAAGATATAAAAAATGTAATGGTTAAAGTAAAGCATATGATCATTACTTATAAAAATAATGATATTTGGAAGGAAATTGATAGTGATTTAAATAATATATTAACAAAATTAAAAAAAGATAAACAAATGTATGGTTACTAAAGAAGACTGTATCTATATATTTAATGCAATGATTAGAGGAACACCTATATCATTCCAAGAAAAATTACTTCCGATTTATTCAGAATATTTAACAGAAAATAACATTGAAAATTCTGATAAATTGATAAATTTAGTAGTACAAAATCCTCAATTACTTCAACGAACATTACCTGATATTGTTGAATATTATTGTAGAAAATTTAATATTTTATCGTTAAATCTAAAACCAGATTTAAATAGTTTATTTAATAATTTAAAAACAATTTTATATTATGAATGATGTAAGACTCCCGATTGAAACTACTCGGGAAGGTGATAAGATCACCAAGGTATGTGTAGAAGATGTCTACAAGATGATTAATAGAATTCAGGATGCCATGGATAAGGCTTATAACAATTCTATAGATGTAATTGAATCAGTTAATAAAAAGTATTGGTCTAATACAGAACCGAATACATATTATAATGGATGTTTAATTATTGGAACTGGTGTATCTCAGCCTTGTGGCGGAGATGAATTTAATGAAGAAACAGGAAATGATATTGCATTTATGAAGGCTAAATTAAATGCTAATATTAAGAAATATAATATTGTTCGTCGTATTCATAATGAATACATCAACGCTCTTATTAAATTTGGTGACGAAATGGATAAGATTCTAGATTATATCTATAAGGATATCGATGGAGTAA